AATCCACTAGTCCCTAATAAAGGAAGTATTGGTCTTTCTAATAAAGCATGGGGAAACGCATATATAAATGATGTAAGCGTTTCAAATATTGAAATAAGTGCTAATTTAAATCCGCTCCTTCCTAATAAAGGAACCATTGGTCTTTATAATAAACCTTGGGGAAACGCATATATAAATGATGTAAGCATTTCAAATATTGATATAAGTGCTAATTTAAATCCGCTCCTTCCTAATAAAGGAACCATTGGTCTTTATAATAAACCTTGGGGAAACGCATATATAAATGATGTAAGCGTTTCGTCTATTGACATAAGCGTCAATTTAAATCCGCTTGTTCCTAATAAAGGAACTATCGGCCTTTTTAATAGAGCATGGGGAAACGCATATATAAATGATATAAGCGTTTCATCTATTGATATAAGCATCAATTTAAATCCACTAGTCCCTAATAAAGGAAGTATTGGTCTTTCTAATAAAGCATGGGGAAACGCATATATAAATGATGTAAGCGTTTCAAATATTGAAATAAGTTCTACGCTAGATATTAGCAGGGGTCGCATTAAGGCTAATAACATTGATATAAGTTCTACATTAGACATTAGTAGAGGTCGCATTAAGGCTAATAACATTGATATAAGTTCTGTATTGGATATTAGTAGGGGTCGTATATTTGCCAATTTTATTGATATAAGTTCTACATTAGACATTAGTAGAGGTCGCATATTTGCCAATTACATTGATGTAAGTTCTGTATTGGATATTAGTAGGGGTCGCATTAGGGCTAATAACATTGATATAAGTTCTACATTAGACATTAGTAGAGGTCTCATTAAGGCTAATAACATTGAAATAAGTTCTACATTAGATATTAGCAAGGGGCTAATACTTGCTAACACAATAAGTGGGAGTGCTATTACAATTAATCTTAATGCTAATTCTAGTTCTAATATTATTAATATTATTACAGCTACTAATTCAAACACTAATGCTATTACTATTAATGGTGTAAGACTAGCAACTACACAACATATTAGAAATGTTATTCCATATGGAGTAATTATGGCTTATTATAGTACTCCAGCACCACCAGGGTGGGCAATATGTGATGGTTCTAATGGTACACCAGATTTAAGAGGTAAATTTATATTGGGTGGAGGTATCAAAGCAGGTGGAACAGGAGGTATAATTACATCAGATAATTCATTTATATATCATACGTTCTTGACTAATGGAACTTTTATCCCTACAGATATCAGTAGCGTTAATCTAATAGTTGTTGGAGGTGGCGGAAGTGGTGCGAGTTTGTTTACCACCAATAACTTTGGTGCTGCTGGAGGTAAAGGTGGTACAGTAATTCAGCGAAGTAACAACAGTGTTATAATGAACCAATCTTATATTGTTATTATTGGTTCTGGTGGTGAGCGAAGTAATAGTGGTAGTCCTGGTCATCAAAGTTCATTTGGTACTGTAACTGCTCTAGGGGGCAATAGAGCAATCATAAACCAGGTCAGCGACGGTACATCTGTAAATATATTTAATAGTAGTTATTTTATGGGTGGCGATGGTGGTGGCGTATATAATGATGATTTACCGCAGATAAATGGTGGTAAAGGTGGTGGTGGCGGTAGTGGCAATACAGCTAATAATCTGTATATGTCAGGTAAAGGTGGGTTGGGTGGAATCAATCCAGGTGGGGATGGGCAAACATCAATAGGTGGGAATGGTGGTCCTAATACTGGTGGTGGCGGTGGTGGTGTGTATTACAATATTGACTCTGGTAGCACTCCAGGTAACGGTGGTTCAGGTATTGTTATAGTCTATTACCCACATACAAGTATTGGAAGTAACGGCATTAATAGATTAACTCCTAGAGCAATCGGTGTGTTTGGTGGTGAGGAAAATGTAACTTTGAATATTAACAATATACCATCTCATAATCATAATTATAATTTTTCTGAGAGTGCCACAACAGGTGGGACTACTGCTATTTTTGTAGGCAATTATACTAATGTTTTTACTAATGGTGTTACAGCTAGTACTGGTTTAGGACGTCCACACAATAATATGCCCCCTTTTTACGTATTAGTATATATAATGAAAACAACTGATTATGATTTTTGTTATAATTATATTCCATAATTTCACCATAAATATACATGGCTCAAAATTTTAGCATTATAATAGCCTTGTGATTTTCTTTTTTCTAAACTAATTGCTTCACCTCTTTTTTTGGTTCCAGAATGTCTATTAAAATAATTGCGCATTCGTTTTCTATCATTATGATTTTTATGCGAATAATATTTAAGCGGAGTTCTATCTTTATATTGTTGATAATCTGATGCTCCAAAATGTATTTTGCGTATTTTTTGGGTTGTCTTATTTTGGATATATGCTGTGTATTTTTTTCCAGGCGGTCCTTTTTCAAATTTTATGATTTTTTCTTTCATATTATAATATTTTTATATATAATAAATATTATAGTATTATAGTATAATAGTAATATAAAAAATGATAAATATACCTATTAAATACTTACCTCATCGTCTTAATTTGAAAGATAAAAAACTACAAATTAAACAATTAAAAGCATCGCGTAACGCATATAAAAAGAAGCGCTATTTAACACGAAAAAATGTTGACTCATATAAATCCAAAAAATCGGCTCATATAGCAAAAGCGCAAAAGTTGTATAAACTAAAAAATATAGCAATAAATTCTGACTTAGTAAATGCAACAGGTTGTTCTAAAAATGCCTTATTACAAATTGTTAAAAAGGGTCGCGGCGCATATTATTCTTCTGGGTCACGTCCAAATCAAAGCGCACATAGTTGGGGTTATGCACGCTTAGCAAGTGCTATTAGTGGAGGCAAAGCAGCGGCAATAGATTATAAAATATTGGAACGTGGTTGTTCATCAAATTCAAAGGCACTAAAATTAGCGCTTAAAGCGAAAAATAATAGGACACGAAAAGTTCCAAAAATTAAATTAGTATAAGCTATTGTTATAACCTATAACAAGTTATAATACATAGATTTAGCTATTATATAACAGCCCACCAAACCCATTTTGAAAAATTAATAAATTGTATTTTTCTTCCATTATATACAAATTATAATAATATTTATAAATGTTTGTAGGGTCTTTTGACGTTGCTATTATTGCGTTTGTTTCTGGGTCACAAATAGTTGTAAACTCCACATTACTGCTATCTATTGGTGGATTAGCAAAATTATTATATTCAAATTCGATCGTTTTAAATTTATTTGTATTAAACGCACCATTTGGTTGTAATTTATAAGGGTCTGTTGTTAAAGCAAAATTGTAATAATATAAACCAACTTTTGAATTAGATCCATTTGACTTATTATATTTTTCTATTCTGCTAAATACGCTACTATCAAATGTTTGTTCTCTATATTTGCCGTCACATATTATACCAAAATTTTTCATAATCTCACATACATTAGTTTGTTCATAAACAGTTGGACTATACCCCGTATAATAAATATTTTTGGAAATATCACCAATATTATAAGTAAAATGAGGACTATAATATATATAATATAAGTCTGGTGTTGTGACTTTTTTCAAATCATTTGGAATACTATTTTCATAAGGCCAATTAGTATAATTAGACCATTCATTGCGCTCCTCAACATCACTTCTTTGAAAATACCACATCCAACTACTAATTAATCCATTTGATTCTAATTTAATTTTATTAGTCTTAATAACTTCTTTAAAACTATATTCTTTGACCTCTTTAATTAAATAATTTTGACTATTTTTGGCAAACATTTCTCGCTCGGCATTATCAAGAAAACATTGAGTACATAGCAAATGTATATTACTATTTATTCTATTTGTCAAATTAATATAACTGTCTCCAGATATATCTCTGTATGGCGGCGGATTTATAAATCGATTAAATTGATATTCTAATGTTGTTTGAAGTGGGTGTATTTGAGGAATATTATTATAGTTAGTTATTTTGTAAGTATTTACACTCATATCGTATAATACATCTTTAATAGTAAACAACTCTTCTAACGGTCGCAATTTAAAATCAATAACCAAATTACTGTATTGTAAGCATATTAATGGAAATGACATAAAAGACGACATTGT